CTAATTATTAACAATAGATTGATGTTGTAAATACTCGTCATAGATAGTCTTTAAATCCATTTCATTCTTTTTTATACGTCTTTGCAAGGCTTTTAACTTTCTTGTTTCATATAATTCGGCAAACAGCTTTTCTATAGCCTTATCTTTTCCTTCTACGTAGCAGATGTATCTAAAATCATTAAAGCTATATAGTCTCATGTCATAACCTCGCAAAAAATAATATCTTCTATATTAATGTCAATTATTCGTTCGTCAAAGCGCTGTAATTGAACTATATTTCTTTCATGATCTAAATAAACAGGAACTACATACTTGTATCGCACATGATGATTGTTCTTTAAAAACAGTACTTCTATTGACCAATTGCGTTTGAGAGCATCCGCTAACACTATTGAATGTTCTAAAATATCATCAATTAAATTATACATGTTCTTCACCTCTTGCATACATTATACGAACAAGCGTTCTTAAAATCAAGCATTAAAAAGTGTTGTGTTGCATAAAAATCTATGTAATAATATTCACATGAACGATTTTCGTTCATTATTTCATTCAACTATTAGCTGTTTGACATCCCGTTTTTTACATCTGAATATAACAGCAACCTCGAATAAATTTTCGGGGTTTTTTTGCATAAAAAAAGCCCTAACGGTGGGGTTAAGGGCCATATATTTCTAGTTATTCGAATTAACTACCACTCTGTCAATTAACATTTCTTTCCACGTTTCAGGAAAACCAATCATTTCTAGTTCAATAACCTCTTGGTATTTTTGTATTAATTCTTCTATTTTATTTACAAATATTTCCCACTCTGTTTGATCAACGCACAAAAATTTGAATATAAATATAACAATAAATATTCTCTTTATATTTAGTTTAGCCGTCCCATTAGGTAATTTTGGCGATACTGTTATCGTTCTATTATAGAGCCTCCCATTATGGGCGCATATATTTCGTATTAACACAACTGTGTGTAACCAACTTTGAATATATTCTGCATCATATCCATAAATTTTAACCATTTTCTTTTTAATTTTAATATGTAAATTACTATAAAACTTAGAAATATCATTGAAATTGCAAACTTCTACTACAATCCAAAAAGGAAATTTCCCGTTATATTCTTTTTTATACCATTCAATATAAAGTTCTCTATTAGTATCAGAATAACTTATGCTACTATAAAATTTATTAAGCCATTTTGCGTAGTATTCTGGTTTATTAAAATTATTAGCATATTTGTAAGCTAACGGGCCGCAATTATGCGAAAAATCATAAGCAAGAACAGATTTAAATTCCGTTTCAATCGTATCTAGCATAGACAATAAAATATTTCTTAATTCTTTATCAAATAAATAAACTGAAGAAATTTTTTCAAATGTTATTCCAGGTTTCAAAATATCTTTTTCTCTATCTTCAAAATATGATAACCAGTATCCACTTAGTCTATAATATTGAACCTTTTTTAAAAAACTAATTGCAAATGCCTCATCTTCAATTATTATATTTTTTTGTTTCATCTTTTCAATTTGAATTTGGTATGTTGTCGCCGGTTTATCCTGCCTCTGCATCTACGAACACCTCTCAAATTATATAAAACGACCCCGCCTGTTCCACATTATTAAGAGGTGTGCGGGGTTTTATTAATTAAATTATAACCTATGCATTTCATTTTGTCAACAAAAACAAAACATATTAGTATAACACAAAATACATTATAAAGCAATTTACGTTTTTTCTCATTTTAGTGTAACATACAACACTAAAATGCGCAAATGTAATCAAAAATAACCCTTATAGAGCATTATAATCAATAAAACGTTGCATTTCTGCGGTTTTTATACAATTCGCTTGGATTATTACAGTTTCATTACATTTTTTTGTTAGTCGCTTTCAAAATAAAAGCCCCCCGCTCAAAGCGAGGGTTTTCGTTTTATTTCAAGAAATAGTTAGCTGTGTAATACCAGCCATCAGATGGATACCAAAGCTCTAAGTATCCTTTTCCGTTGTTGTACCATGCTAATTTCGTATTAGGTGCATACCATTTAATTTTGCCCGAACTCAACTTCGTATTATTCCAAACCGGAATGCGTAAATCTTTTGCGCTTTTAATTCTAACTTTGATGCGACCTTTCGCATCTTTTTTAGCTACAACATCGCAAAAGCTCTTATACATGTAGTATAATTTGTCGTTGATGTACGTCTTGTACCAATATTGATTATGTTCGTATACTAAGAACTCAGTTCCCGATTTATACATGCGGAATGGCGACGATTTAAAGTCCATTTTTGGAAGCAATGGCGCACTGTCAACAACTTTTCCATCATGTCTGTTTTTATTTTGTGATGCACCTTTCAATTTTGCATTGACTGCGTTTCTGAAACGTGTTAATTCGGAAGGTTTCGCAACCCAAGGCGCAGGACAATTTTTTCCGGTTACATCGTAATGACGGATAATGTCACTAGCCGTTAAATCGTATGTTTTGCATAGCTCTGCAGCTACATCAACTGATCGATTAAATGTTGCTGCAGTGATATTCCCGTTTTTATCTAAGCACATTTCAATACCAATTGAGGTTAAATTCGCATTTCCGCCGCGATAGTAACTTGTACTTGCTTGAAGAGCTGTTAATTTGCAACTTCTTTCGTTTGCATGGTATGCAACTTCATTTAGAGGGATAATACAAATAGCTTCATTATCATCAATAAAAATATGTGCAGAAGCGTAACGCTCTTTTAAATCTCTAAAATATCGTCTGTGATTATCTGCGCTTGCCCCAGGGTTTGCAGTATAGTGCATAACAATCTTACTTACTCTAAGCAACTTATATCCTGGGCGTGAAAATTGATTTTTATTGATATAATTATATTGTAGTACTGACATTATTTATCATCCTTTCTTGGTTCTGAATAATTCATTACTTTCAAACTATCGGAGAATTTACTAGTTGTTGGGTCCATCAAAATACCGACAACGGCTACAATTGTGGTAATAATTGCCATTGGGCTATTTAGGAACCTTACAAACGAAAGCCACAAGACGGACCAGTTATCTAAATCAGATATAGTAAAGCCTCCCGCTGTCCACGCGACGCCTAGAACTGTAATAAGAGTTGCCACAACAGTTCGCCAGTTTTTCAATCGTACCTTCCAGTTAATTTTCATCATTTCACCTCCTTTTCATTTTTTTCAGTAACATATTTCCAAATCGCTTTATCTTCCCGTTTCAATAAAGCAATCTCTTTATCGTGGTCGTTTTGCTTTTCTCGTAAACTCATACGATCTTTCTTGCTTTCAGACATTTCTTCTCTAAGACTTTTTAAAGTTATATCAAGAGAATCTATCATATTCCGCAAAGGTGCGACTAATGCCCATCTAATTACAAATCCCACAATTGCCGCTATTAAGCTAATTAAAGCTATTAACTCCCCCACGCTCATTCCTGCTATCGATATGCTCCCAAGTACCAATTTTCATCATCCCCTCGTTGTCGGTCCATAAAAAATAAGCCTATTCGGCTTTTGCTTCTTTCATAGCGATTATTTCATCTGCTTGTGATCTCGTTATTTTTTTTAAAGTAACGAATTTATTAACATCTGCTTTAGTATAGTAGCCACCGACAAAATAATCTTTTACTTTTTCATACCAATTAATCATCTACAAAACACCTGCTTCCGCCAAAGATAATAGTAAGTTTGCATTATCTTGTTGCGTTTGTTCCGTCTTCTGCTCGACTTCTGCTACATACAGCATTAAGTCAGCATAATCTTGCGTTAATTTTTCTATTTCTGATAGTGGAGGAGGGTCCATAACACTTGCGTCTTCACCAGCGCTCCATTTTTGGGTCTTTACATTAAAAACTGGATTTACAGAAGGAACTGGCGGCGCAATTAATGTATAACCATCTGGAACCTTTTCCCCTTTTTCCAAAACAATTAAGTCGTCACGTTCAAAAATACCGTCTGCATCATATTTAAAAACTTTTATTAACTCGCTCATGTTGTCACCTCTTTAGTTAAATAAATTATGCCGTCAAGTCCAGTGTTCACGTCTACCGAGCCAACACCAACAATATTTATATCAGCACTCACACTTAGATATATATTCGCTTGATTACTTGCTGCTGTACTCTGCTGTGCAGCGGAATAAAGTTTATTCCAGCTCGCATCAGGAGCTAAAAAAGTTGGCAATGTTGCACATATACCTGTCCCGTTCCCGGTCCCTTTTCCTACAATTCCGCTAACAATAACTAGAAACCGGTTGCCAAACTTAATGTATCGAGCGACTAAAGGCTGACTTGCAACAAATCCGTTTTTTGGCGTCAAAGTAACGCTTTGCACCGCACTAGCTAGTTCGAAAAAAGTTTTTGCATCAGCAAGTGCTTTATCTGCTTTAGCCTGTGCGCTAGATGCTGTTTCTTTTGAATTCCAGTTAGTTTTATCTGCTGCGGTGACATGAATATCCGCATTATTTACATGTGTATTTAAGTCTGTTTTTTGTGCGAATTGTGCGGGCTGCATAGCATCAAATTGTATTGTTAAATCATCCGCTTTTTTATCGACATTATCTAATTTAGTATTTAATCTCTCGAACGATTCGTCGAATATTTTTTCATAATCATCCCAACGTTCAACATAGTATTCTTTTACCGGGAAAAAGTCGCTATCTATTAATGCTTTTTTTATCTCAAAACTGAATTTATACACACGCATCCCTTGGCTATTTTTGTATTTTATATACAATTCAGCAATAGCATTTCCATCGTGCGCTATTTGAGAGTCTGTAAGTGCGTATTCTGCAATTCCTCGCACTCCATCGATGATTGTTGGTTTCACAAGATACTTGCTCTCTGACTCTGTTCCTTTCGCTAAAATCATAGCAAGCTCTAATTCAGCAGCAGACGATAATCCTAAATCTTGATTATCTTTATCTATATTAAAAATAAGTCTAGCTGTCCCGCCTGTATCTTGCGTATAAAAAACAGCTTTTTGAAGTGGTTTATCTTCTTGCGTTGTGACGTTAAAATCATATATGCCGTTTTTGTGAATAACGTTTTCAGTTTCAGTCATGTTCTAACCACTCCCCCGCCGCTCAGTTTCGTAGGCGTGTCAGCTTCCCAGGTACCGCTATTGAGATTGAAAATATCGGCACTTTGAGGATACAAACCGATTGCGCTTTTTGCTCCATGTGTGGTGTTTTGCACTTCAACTCTTGCAGTGTTATAACCGCGAACATCGACGTTTTGCGAAGCGAAGTAACAACCGTTAACGTCAGCAGAACAAGCATCTATGAATACGGCTGTAAACGGGTCTATCGCTTTAGTATTGAAAGCCATTCTGCATTTTGTAATCCTTACAAATCCGCAGCGTATAGCCTTGATAAAATAGTTTTTCGTTGTTCCTGCAGTATTTGTTTGTTCTATTCCAGCAATATAAATATATCCAGATGTATCAGATACTGAAATACTTCTGATTTGACAAGTAGTAGGACCAGCCGCAGGATCAACTGTTTCATAATTAGAAGATAGAATATATAATGTCACACCTGATAATGGCGGTATAATCACATCTTCATCATAGCGTCCAGGATTAATCCACAAGCGTAATGTATTACTATTAAATACACGTGGGAAATTCATGGTAGCTTTGTTAATTGTTTTAAATGGCTTATTTTTTTCTCCAGTCCCTGCAGTATCATCCCCTGAAACGGAATCCACATAGACCTCAATTGAACCAGCATCCAGACCATACAGACGATTTAGCATATATAATACTTGCTCATTTGTTAGTTCAATACTCGTTATTCTCGTCATCATGTTCTTTAAACTATCTGCAAGAGAATCTAAGTCACTATCTAATCTATCTTTCGCTAATTCAAATATTTTATTCTGTAACTTAGAAACCCTTAAATCAACAACTTCATTGCTAGAATTACCACCGGATGCAATAACCAAATTTGTAATTCTTTTTCGCAGATGTTCTATTTCATAATCAGATAAATTTAATCCATTCTCGATTATTTCCCAGTTATCATTTATCTTTTTCATAAATTCATATCCTTGCAATAAATCGTCTAATCTATTTAAATCTCTCATTTTTTAACCCCCTTCTTTACTTCTTTTAAATGTGCCAATGTTTTCGATAATGTCCCTTTCACACTATTTATTGATACAACTGGTGTTTTAGTTGATTGAGGATAAAGCGTTATCTTTTGAATTCTACTATAGACATCAATATTTTTTCCGCGAACATATCCTGCATTTCCTAGCCCGACACGCTCCACTTTTTTCTTATGAATATTCCCTTTAGTAAATTGCACATAGTCAAGAGTAATAGAAATATCCGGAACATCTTGCAATGTTTCTTTTAATCTTGCTTTTAAATTTGCTGTAGTAGTAGAATCATCACTATACTTAGCAGCGTCAATAATGCCATAAATATCAGCGTTCGGACTCGTATACGTAGTTGTAACAATAGGATTACCATTATCTCCCGATTTACCATCTCCAGATATTCTAGTTGCTAGGTTTGTACTGTCATTTGTAAATGAAAGTTTATTTATATTAAACCCATCTACAAATATAAATGCATTCTCAATGCCTATTTTTTTCCGAATAACAATATGATAATTTGTCACTTCGAATTCTGCTTTAAAATTCACTAAAATATTATTTAAAAGAACATTCAAAGCAAAATCATTTCCAAGGCTTTCAAAATCAAAAGAAGAAAAAGAGTCCAAAATTTCATAGGTGAATTTTGTCCCACTAACAATAAAGTCCATACACGACTTTATTGTTTGGCTTCCCTTAAGTTCAGAAGTGAGTAACTTATTATTTAGATCCTTTACAATGTGAAGACATTGTACATTATAGCCAATCGTGTCTCCTGAACCAATGCATGAAAACATCTCAATTCTATACATTTCTTTGCTTTCCACTTCAGTAATCACACATTTTTCTGTGATCATATCGAATGCTCTTTCGTTATACTTTCTATACACTGTAAAATTTAAATCAGGTACTGTATTTATTTCGAAATTATTTTCTAAAATACTATGATTAGTAAGAGGTTCACTATTACCATATAAATCTGTAACTTCTAACATTTCTCCACCTCTTTACATGTAATAATAAAAACGAAAATCGAACGATATTTCTAAAGGACCCGTACTCCCCATGATTTCAATCTCATTCCATCCGGGGGCTAAACCAATTGTTGATTTTTCAGTGTCGCCATATATACCGGCTCCATTAAGCAAAGAGTAAACTTGATTAATTTCCAATTCATCCGTACGCTTTGTTATTCCTTTGTAAGACCATACTTGACCAGTAGTTTTATTATTTATCCTTAGTCCCTCTGATGCCCCTTTATAGCGAATTATAAAAGGGTATCTTTCTGGATTAATTGCTATATCTGAAGCGTTATATACCTTAAATTTGTTTGTATCAAAAACATATTCTGCTGTTTCAGACGATGGTAAATTTTGTCCTAGGCTCCATTTTCTATTGCTAAATTTAAACCCATCTAAAGTAGAACCTACACTTTCAGAAAGACCTTGCGCGCAAACAAAAGTTCCCGCGATATCACAGATTGGTGCTCCTCCCTTTTGCTGAATATTTAAAGACTCTACTTTTACTGGCCAACGAACCGTTTCATGCCTTTCATCGATGACATAAATTTCTTCTTTCCCACTTATAAATTTAATGAATTCGTTTCTTTTTAAGATGTATTCAGCGTAATTACTACATACTAAGATTAGTTGAAAAGTTATATCCCGCTTTGCTAAAACACTACCCATGTCTATCTCGCCGTCAAATGTTTCCATGGATACTCTTTCAGTTGTGAAGTTGGGACCAGGAACATTAAATTCTTTCACATCGACTTTATTTTCTCTAGTGATGTACTTTGTTCCATCTTGTCGCTCAAATATTAGTCCATACATCTATTAACCTCCTGCCTTCGCTCTCGATATAATTGTTTTAGCGTTTAATAGCATATCAATATCATTTATTAACCACGATGCGACTGGCGTACTGCTATCATCCGGTAATACTAAATTCACTTGAATAGGTTGTGTATTTGCAACAATGTTTTTTTGATTGCTCACTAACTTATTACTATCTGACTGATATGCATTTATTGCTTGAGTGTTTGGTGTCACTGGAACATCGATGCGCGGAATCGAATTAGTAAGATTTTTACTCATTCTAGCTGCTTCTATGCTAATGATATTAGCATTCTTCCGCATGCCGACGCCGACTCCCGCAATAACTTGAAAACCTACTTCGTTTTCCATTTTTCTTGAAGGTGAATGAATATCTAGTTCTTTTTTTATTGTGTTCTCGATTGTTTTAGCTATATTTGATGATTCTTTTTGTAAAGGACCATTCATGTTTTTAAAACCAGTTATAATCCCTGCAACAGTTTGAGTACCAAGAATTGAACCAGCAGTTTTAAATTGTTTTGCGTCTCCTAACTCTTTTAACCATGTATTTTTTGCACTTGCAATGTTTGTAGTCGCTTTTTTATTAGCTGCTAAAATAGCTTTATCCATAGTAACCTTTTCAGATTTAGATCCATCTAATCCAATAGCATTTGCGTTTTTATGTTTTTTAGACCATTCAGCTTGATATGCTTGGAGTTCTTTATCAGACATATTTGCGATTGCGCTAATTTGTCCAGTAGCACTTAAACCTTGTTCTCTAAGTTCATTAACCAAGCCATCATTAACTTTACGTTTTTTTAGTTTATTTATTAAAGCGATAAATTCATCTTGTTGCTGTGTCTGGGTCCTCAAATTTGCTAATAAATCACTACCAGCGTATTTATCTGTTTTGGCCCTATCAAATAAACTTATTTGGCTATAAGCGCTTTCTTGATTAGCTTTTAAAGCATCGTTATATGTCTTCTTAGCTTCGCTTATGCTTGCTTTTGCTTCATCGTTAGCTTTTTTCACGTTATCATAGTACTTTTGTGTAGATGACTTAACTGCTTGATTAAGCTTAGTTTTTTGCGTACTAATTTCTTTATTTGCAGCAGCTATATTAGTCCTTATTTTACGTGTCTGTGCCTCATTCAAGGTATATTGCTTATTAATTTGCTTAAGCTTATTAATATATCCTTGTGCGTTAATTGCCCCCGTTTTATAATCCGTCTGTACATTAGCAATCTTATTATTTACATTTTTGGCATACGCAGTTTGTTTAGATGTGCCTTTTGCATAATGTGGTACGTTTCTCAAAGCTTTAGCTGTTTTATCCCCTCGCAATACCTCAGTGCCTCGTGGTAGATCAAGAAGAACATTACGCCCTTTTGGAACAAAGCTTTTTCCGTCAGGTGTAGTAATCATTTCTTCGTAGTTACTTCCCCTTGCATCATTTACCAGAGCTGGTCCGCCACTATGGTTATTTGTACCTTTTGCATAACCTACCTCTTGAATCCCACTAGGACTTTTACCGTTCGTTTTATACGCAATTTCTAAAACTTTTTGTTGTCTTTGAGGTATTTTCCCCCAATCCGCAATCATGTTATTAAGTAAATCTCTAACAGTATCAGCATTAGTAAGCGCAGTAAATGTTTTTTTGCTTACTTTTGTACCATTGTAAGAATAAATATTATTTTTGCCTTCTTGAACCTTACTCAATAAATCCCTATTGTTCGCATAAAGATTTTTAAGGTTTATTTTTTGACCGTTATACTCAACAATTACATTTTTACCTTGCTCGATTTTTGTTTTAACATCTGTATTCGTTGCTAGCAATGATTTTAAATCTACTTTTGTGCCGTTGTATTCCACAATCATTCCTTTAGATGAATTAAGCTTTTTTAACACATCAGAATTATCAACTACTAAAGTTTTCATGGACGGAGGTAATTTGTCCCAGACACCCATGTCTTGTAGTGCTTTTTGTAGCGCAAGGCTAGTATCTGCATTCGCAATCATACTTTTTTGTTCAGGCTTCAATTTATCCCAAATACCTAAATCTGACAGCGCGTTAGCTACATGTATAGAGTCCTCGTAACTGACAATTAATTTCTTTTCGTTGAAAGTCATCTTATCCCAACGACCACTTTCAATAGTTGCAGTTGCAATTGTTTTCTTAGCATCTGTGGTTAATTTTGCTTCTTTCATGATGAATTTCAGATTATTCCAACCATCATCACTTTTAGCTAAATTGGATACGAATTCACCAACATTGTCTCTTATTTCAGAAGTTTTAGGGTCTAATACTAAGTTGTTCCATGCGGTATCTGCCATTTTTGCTCCATCGCCAATTAGCTTGCTGGCTTCGTCAGCTTTGCCCGCTTTTTCTTGTACATCACGTGTAAATTCGTCATAATCTAGTCCCATATCTTTTAATCCGCGTCGGATGTTTTTTTGAGCTACATCACTACTTACATTTAACTTATCATATAGTTGTTCTTGCGTTCGTATCAAAGCCGTTACACTAGACCGCACTGTTCCATTCTGATCTCTATCCAGTTGGTTCATTGCGTTATTGTATGCCGTTTTGTCTATTAATCCTTTATCATAAGATTCTTTGAATGCTTTCTTTTGCTTCTTCGTCTCATCTGTTGTTGCTTTTGTGACTTTACCAAGATAGTTAGCTTGTTCAGTGAGTGCTTTTGTACTTAAATTCTGTACCTCACCGTTCATCGCTTTTATCAGCTGTGTTTTCTTTTTGTTGCTTAAGCCTAAACTTTCAATTTGTTCAATCTGCATATCTTTGTAAATATTGTTAACAATTTTCGATTGTTCAGATGTCATCTTGCCAGTTTTAACTGCATGAGATTGATAAATCTTTTCTATTTCTTTATATTGCGAATCTACGTTTGCCTTTCTTTCTTCTGCTCTCTTTTCAGAATCTTTCATGGCGTTGTCTAGTAACGCTTGTACAGCAGGTGAAGCTTCATCATATGCTTTCTTGAAGTCACCCAATGCATCGTCTGTATTCTTCTTAATTTCGTCCGCCATGTTTTTGAATGCACTGACAATTTTCTCGCTGTCTGCCGTTGCTCCTGATGCAAATGTGTCTAATGCCAGTGTACCTTCCGATGCAAACTCATTAAATTTCACCATAGACTTATCTGCCTCGGCGCCAATGTCATAGCCCCACGTTTTCACACGTTCTTTACTCTCTTCAATTTTACTTATATGTTTATCTAACGCATAGATCCCTGCACCAAGTAAAGCTGCGCCTGCTAGACCAATGACAGCTGGCAACGCTCCAAACGATCCCGCTAATCCTGCCGCTGCCAAACTAGTTCCTTCTACCGCTGTTGTAGTAGCCCCAAACCCAGCTGCCAAAGAAGTTAATTTACTTCCCAATCCCAATATCTTACCTAGCCCCGCGAACCCTTTTATTAGTCCGCTAGTCATTGATACTAGTTTTCCGCCAACCGTTAATACAGGACCAGTTGCTGCAATAATTCCAGCCCATTTTATAATGTTTTGTTGTTGTTCTCCAGAAAGGTCATTAAATTTATCAATCATTTTATTAGCCCACTCGATGATTGGAGTGAGGGCAGGCATTAATTTTTGTCCTACGTTCTGTTCTAATACTTCGAGCGAAGCTTTGAATTGATCCACACCAAATTTACCAGCTTTTCGCATATTATCAGCAACTTGTTTAGTATATCCATTTGCTTCATCAGCGCCCTTAGAATATTTACGTAGAGAATCGCCTCCCGCTTCCAAAAGCGTATTAACAGCTGATAAAGGTTCACGTCCGAAAATCATCGTCAAGAAAGAGTTTTTCTGTGTTTTCGTCATTTTCTTTGTTTTATCATTAATATCATCCAACAAAGTTGGCAAAGTTTTCATATTGCCGTTGTTATCTTCAATTGTTAATCCAACTGCAGACATTGCTTCTGCAGCTGATTTTGAAGGTTTAAGCAAACTTGTAAGCATCCCCCGTAAGCCGGTACCCGCCTTTTGCCCTTCAATACCGCGGTTAGAAAGCAAACCAACAGCTGCTGCTGTATCTGTAAGTGAATATCCTAGCGAATGCGAAATAGGACCGACATAGTTCATTGCTGTTCCCATATCAGAGAATCCAGCCGCTGTTTTATCAGCTACATATGTTAGCACGTCAGCAACTTTGTTTGTGTATTCCATCTGCTTATTTGTGTCTTTAGAAATCATTCCAAATTGTTCTAATGTAGATGTTGTAACAGACATTACTGTTTCGAAATCATCGCCAGATGCACGAGCAGCGTTAAAAATCGCAGGCATAGACGCCATTGTTTGATTAATATCGTAGCCTTTTTTAACCATTTCTTTCATACCGAGCATAGTTTGTTCAGAAGCTACCCCATACTTAACACTAGCTTTCTGTGCATAATCAAAGACTTGTGTATAACGATCGCCAAACTCTTTCGCTGATTCACCAGATTCACGCAATAAAGAGTTAACTTCTGTCACTTCATTATCAAAATCAAGATACGCTTTAGTTGATTTCACCATTCCGGCTACAATTGGCGCCGTAAATCCAACGGTCATCGCGGTTCCAGCTTTTGTTAACTTTTGACCAGACTTTTCAAGCATATTTCCGAATTGTTCAACTTTGACGATAGATGAATCAAGACCTTTAACATTAATGTTTTTCTTATTGATTTTGTCGATATTGTCAGATGCTTTTTGCCCTTTCTTCGCAAAATTATCCATATCCTTATCGATTTTGTTCATCTGGCTTTTATAGCCATTTTCGCGTATTTTTATATCGTAATAAATTTCTCCTGCTTTACTCATGTTTTCACCCCTCTTTCAGCTTGCTGTTAGCTCTCAAAGCCTTTTCTAATCCTTCTTCATTAGAAGCAGCATCCTCAAAATATCCACGCTTTAACATGATTCGATTTTGCTTTATTTTTTCTTTCAGCAAATGTTTTGGCACTTTGCTTCGTTCAGTCATTCGAATTTCAAGAGTTGTCATAAATGGTGTTTCCCCACCTAAATTCATTAGATATGTCCGGAATTCTGAAAAAGTCATATTTGACAATTCTTTGCGCAATCTGATACCGTAATACGACAAAAAAGAAGACTCGATTAAATCAAAGTCTTCAACTATTCCGTAATACTTTTTTCCTGTGGCTTCCCCTCGTCACTTTCCTCGCTCATATCGCTTTCAAATAATTTAGCTATAATGTATTCAATAAGCCCCTCATAGACTTTAGTTGGCAATGTTTTGGAATTGATTTCTTCTCTGTCTTCTTTGCTGAAAAAAATAGCAAAAATATCATCATTTGTCGCTACGATCCCATCTGTGATAGTCATTAACAATTCATGCATGTTTTCATTATTTGGTATTGTATGTTCGTCATCACTTTCATCAGCTTTTAGTTTAGGCGCAAGAACTTGTCCTAAAATTTTGGGAGCTTCATCCAAAAGCGCACTGTACTTAATGTGTGCTTGTGCCGAAATGTCCGCATAATACTTTTTCCCGTTAATTTCCAAAGGAAGTTTTACTTCATTCTCGTTAAAATTAAATGATTTCATTTTTGTCCTCCAAATTAGTAAAAGCCCTCACTCAGAGGGCTTCGTATTTTTAAGCATCCGTTACAGTTACTGAAACATCTTTGAAAATAGAAGGCTTGCTAACTGTCTTAACTTTAACTGTGATAGCACTCGTTGTTTTTGCAACTCCTGTTAAAGTTCCATCACTAGCTACTGTTGCTTTTGCTTCATCAGATGAAGTGAATGTTACATCTTGTGGAGCTCCTGATGGCAGTACTCCTGCTGTAATTTTAATAGTTTCTCCAACTTTTACAGTTTTAGAGGCGCTATCTACCGTTACGCTTGTTGGCTCAATGGTAGGCGCCGGCGTAAAAACCGGCGTACCATTTGAATTCTGTGTGGCAGAAAATGAACCAATATCGTTCGCACCACCACCACCGAAATCATTAATCCCGATTGGTCCAGTGATTTCATACTTAGAGCCTGCTGGGAATTTAACCACAATTGTTTTTTCAGCTTCAGACCCAACTTTATCCCAAGTTTCACGTAATTCATTTTGCCCTGGATCTGATTCATTGTATTTCCCATCCAAACCTAACTCCATAGCAGCACCTGTTTTTACCGCACGTTCAAATACCTCACCAATTGTTGTATATTGTTCCACATTTGAGTTCAGTGAAATGTCTAAAGTTTCTAAGTCTTTGATCGAAACACCATCTCCGCTTTCCCCTGAATCTTTAACCGAAATTTCTAATTGTTTAACTGCATAAGTTGCCATTAACTTACATCTCCTTTTCAAATAATATTGTTAGTTGGTAAATCAAGCGACCATCATCGTCATAATCGACTTGTCCGCCGCTTGCTACATCTGTTGCTACTACCTTCTGATTTTGGATATTCAGCTCAGAAGGGTTTGTTAAAAGAAAGTAGTTACGTAATAAATCGTATGTTCGTTTGCATTGAATTGTGTTTTTGTCATAAATTAAAAAGCCGATGCTCTCACGAACACGACTTTGCGTTTGTACTTGCTTGTTTTGAAATGTCGGTGCTTCATTAATTACTACCATTGAATCAAGCCCTGTTTGTTTAATGAATCCAAGTGTTTTTATATCTGGGAATGTTTTTTTGAAATGCACTACTAAATCCTCAATCATAAGCGCATCCCACCTTCTACAATTTGGTTAATACTCTGAATTCCATAACTTACAGCCATTTCGTACCAACGTGGATTCCGACGATTTTCATAATATTGTCTGCGGGCATAAGGAGTTAAACTAAACACTCTAGCTACAATTGAATTTTTTTGGATGATAATTTTAAAAGCCGAACTTCGTCGCAAGTCTCCATACAAAATCGGAGTAACAGGCTGTGCTAATTCAACCAATTCTTCCCCAGCCTTTGCAGCCGTTGACAAAGCTTTATTATGAATATCATCTATGACTGTATCTTTAAAACTACTAAAGCTCATGCTCGGTCACCTCTCCTACGACAATTTCAAAATGGTGTATACTGCCATCGGGATTTGGCGGGAAGGATACGCTCTGAACCTCACCTTTAATTAAACAATAGCCAGGAATAACAAAAGATACATTGTCTCCTTCATTCACAACAAAACTTAATTTGTTACAAAATAAGTTAACAATATATCTTATGTTTAATCCTTCCTCTGTTTTATTTACGAGCTTTTCAAACTCATAGCGAAACATCGATTTATTAATTGTATCTGGTAAAAGGTTCCCAAAGTCATCACGTCCACTATTACTAATTATTGTAACTTCCGTATTTAGTATAGCCTCGGGAATAGGCGGTAACTGAAAGCTCATTAACAGCCACCTACTCCCGCATAAAGCCAGCCACTAGATAAAAGCAAATCCATAACTTTGTCCGGAACGTCAGGTATAAAGTTGTTCGAGTTTTGTGATTGACCACCCATAGTTAATTTACCTAGTGTAAAGTTACCAATACCAATAAATCCACCATATTTCTTGATATGCTCACACTGCCATGCGACAGCTTGCTTAATATCATCATCCACATTATCTCGGTCTACGATATTAGGCATAATTTGCTTATCAATTGCTACAGAAGCGGCTTTTATTAAATTATCCGCTTCTGTTGGTTCGATACTTAAGTTTGTTAGACTAGCTAACTCACTTGGTGTAATATACGTTTTCATTTACTCACCCTCTTTGTTTTTGGGCTCCTTTTTGCTCTTGGATGGTTCTTTTTCTGGTTCTTTATACACGAACTCTTCAAAGCCATCGTTTTCTAACTGCTTAATTAATACTTCATTGTCGGTATTGTATACTGCATTATCTTTTCTTAATTGCACAAAAAACTCCTCCTTAAGCCACTGTAGAGGCGATAACCCCGTCTTTTTGTTGTTCTTTTACAAAAATATCATGGTATACACGATATTGATATAACCATCCGTCACCTTGTCCGACCGAACCTGGTGCGTGAAGGTAAATAGAAGCATGTTTAGTCCCGCCGATAACAGAACCTTTATTAATTAGTAAATAATTAAGTTTCTTAGCTCCAGCTGCTGGTTTATAACCATCCGTGAAATCAAAAGTATCATAGAAACGATCTTCTGCTTCAACTTCAACAAGTTTAACTCCATCAATTCCTGTGATGCGTGTTTCTAAGCTAGAAGGCCCAATATTTTGATTAGAGATTGTTCTAGTAAAGTCTTTACTTAGTTCTAATGCAGCCATTACGTCTGGTGACACATACATAACAAGATTTTGTGTACCATATTTTTTAACTTTTCGAATAGCTGCTTTAAGTGTACGAAAGACATTTTCTTCAGTGATTGTTTCTGCAGCAGAGTGCCCATTGGTTTTAGCCGCTGTTGCTAACTTAGAAAAACGATATGCATCAACTTCTGGTGCAGCGTGTTCCGCATTAAACTCTTTTGTTACGTTGGCAGCTGTTAACGCTTGGCCTGTTTCATCTACATCCATAACATCTACAAAAAACTCTACATCTCTATCAAACGTAATAGTGTATGGAGTATTCGTATTTGATGCTGAACCTTCGTTATATCCTTTGTTTCTAGTGTGCGGTTTTAATCCAGTTGTTGAAATTGTTTGTAATTTAAATGTTTTTGCGTCTAACCATAAAAGGTTAGGTGTTTCTAATTCATTTGTGTAAGTGCCGAAGACTAATTTCTGGTCGAGCTCCTTACCGTACTTGTCTACATAGTTAATAGCCATTTTGCTATCTCTCCTTTTCTAATTATGAATTTAATGCTTGAATGAATGGGTCTGTAGCACTTGGCTCACTTGCATTGCCTAGTCCTGCCCCGATTGGTGGAGGCGTGTCACCATCATCAGATTTTGCAATCCATTCAGGATATTGCTCTGCGAATTTCGCTAAGTTGTCGTCATTTCGCTCTTCATCCCCAAAAAGCTTCGTAAACGCTTCATAGCGTTCTTCTTTTACGCCGCTTTCTTTTAGCTTGTTGTGCCACTCTGCGGTTTGTTCTTTCTGAACATATTCATCCAGCTTTGATAGTGCCTCGTCTTTCTCTTTTTGAAGTTTTTTCAATGCCTTTTCAGATGAATCATGTTCGCCCACTTGATCGTTAAGCTGATTGATTTGGTGGTTTAGCTTCCTGATTTCATCCTCATGCGCGCTTTTGATGGTTTCAATCTCTCCACTAAATTTCCGTTTTTCAGCTGCTACACGATTTTTTACAATCTCATCCAGCTCTGCTTGGGAAAATTTCTTATCGTCTCCACCTTCAGCAAAATGTTGGATGTCAAACTTGCGTTGTAAATAATTCTTCATATTTCCTCCTTTTTAAGCTCTGAGTGAGCCATCCCTGTCTATTAGTTGCCGGCAGGTAGGCAAGATTTTTTATAAAGCCCAACAAAAAAAGCGTTCATTTAGACGCTTTTATAATTTCTCTATCCGATTCTCTCTCTAAGAAGCGATTGTTATTTAGATGCTCTTGCAAAGCTTCTTCCCATTGTTTTACTTTTCCAGCTGTATATTGTTTAGAGGGACCTTCTGCAAGTATATCTTTTGTTTTCCAATCACGAATGCCGCGCTCGTAGTACCGTTGCTTACTTTGCGCTTCGTATTCTTCTTCATCATATGGGATAGGCTCGTCTGTTTCGTCACCTTCGAAATACGAATATAAAAAATGGTGGCAATTTGGATGAAACAAGCCATCATTTTCTGCTTCTTGTAACGTTTTATATTCATTGCTTTCATAGTTAACTGATAGCACCTCTCCTTGCCAAGGAGCACAACGCGGACAACTTCTCACGTGAGCTGATACTTGAACTAATTCGTGCTCATATCTTCCAAGAACACGTTTCATGGCATTCAAACCAACATTAAAAAAAGCACCTCTTGAAGCCATTTCCATGTAAGCTCCTGGCCGGTACTTTCTTCCAGACTGATCTATAACATTTCTTATGCCATCACCTAAAACATTAATAAGTGATGTTGCGATAGCATATTTTAAAACTCCATTGCTATCTTTTGTTTCCTTAACCACTTGTTTGTACTTGGAGGGCGCGATTTTTTGCCAATAATTAGCCATATCTTCCGAAATTTGGATAAGTGCATCACTTTCAGATAAATAGTCGTCATTTTGTATATCAACCTCTTTCTTAGTTTGATATCTGGCTTCCATTTCGTCCTCGTATTCATTCACGCAATCAAGATAAACACGATACGTTAGTTTATCTATTTTATTTCTCGTTTCGTCTTTGAAAAGACTTATATGTGCTTTCAATTCTCTTTTAAACCTTATCAAACGCGACTGCTGAATGAATTTCCATTTTGTTGGATTCTTAGCGCCATACATAACATGCTTCTTTATCAGCAAAAGTAAGTCTATTTCGGCATTATTAAAGTGGTTTCGTAAGATAGATGCTTCTTTTTCGAAATCCACTGGTGCATGGTGATGACTCATCTAATCACCCGCCTTTCGTTTCCATTCCCCCAATTGCTTCTGGGTCCGGAAACTCTCCAATCGAGTTTTCTAAATAGATACGTTTTACTTCCGCTTGAACCTCTTCATCTTCCCATTTTGGGTGGATTAATTTCACCTTTTCTTCTACACTCATCGCTAATGCGCTGTTCATATTGTTTAAAGTACTAGAAAGTTCATTCAAATTAACCGTCATTGGGTCCGGAAACTCAATTATTACCCTGGTTTCATCACGCATTATTGCTTTTTCTTTATTTTTAGCACCGCTAGTTAATAAATATAGATAGTCCCACAACATTTGCTCATAAACATTTTGAATAAGGCGTTTTTTCTTCTCAATTTTACGCACTGTCGCGTCCTGCAAACTCCAAATTTCGGTCGCTTTCACTTCTCGGTTTCCTAAATTGAAAGTAGCGGGATTGTAACCAGATTTCGAAACAGCTTTCTGAGCAAAATATTCCATTGTTTCGCGATAACTACCATCTCGGAAGTCTCCTTGCATGAATTGAATCATGTCATTTAACTTCGCACCAGCATCCAACGTCCCTTTAAACTGCATAAAGTAGTCTTCATCTACATTCATGGACCATTCTTCTTTATCTGTGCTCTTATTAACTTTTTTCCTAAACATTCGTTCGCTAGCTGCTATTTTTGTTTTTGTTTTCTCTCCTTCACGCATATAAACAGTGAAAAAGTAATCTACGGCAAATAAATAATTGGTACATTGTGATAAGTCCGATTCCCCAAGATTAAGATGTGGGTATCTAGTATTGCTTGGGCTATTATTTATTAAATAAGCGCCCAAGCTCTTTAAACCAATTGATACAGAATGATTCAATTGAATATCATTTGTGTACAGATAGCTTGTAATCTGTTCTGGTAGTCTTTCCGCACTGATAGGAGTAGTTTTATCGCCATCGATTTTAATAACAGAATATGTTACAAAACCTCCAGATAATTTTTTCCCTTCCTTGTCCCATTGTTTTATTTCTCTGCTTTCAACTAAATAATAAATATCTGCTTTATTACTTGTGGGTATTTCCTCAAAGAAATTAAAACGAAATGGCTCATTGTTTTTAAAATCTATCCAAAATTGGCTAGAGCTATGAACGCTAATAGATGGTCGCCCATTTAAAATGTTAATCTTTACAGCGGATACTCCGCTCCCCCCTGCTAATTCAACAATTTTCACACTCTTACTATCAAAATTATCAATCCGTAATGCTTCTTTCAGTTGCTTTGTTAAGTTTTCATCCTTACTGCCATTACCCCCTGTTACATCAATACTTAAAGGCTTTCCAGATATATACTCAGCCGCAACAACAACTATCTCATTGCCTGTTCCGGAATTCATTAACTTATCGTGTACTGTTGGCACATATCCTTGAGCCCACAACGAAGTTAAATAGGAGTCTTTGCTCCATTCTTTTTGATTATCTGGAATGAGCGGCAGATATTTTGGTATTAACTCCGGTTCGCTGCCGTTAGGTTTTCCATTTAGCCAACCTTTAATAAAGCGTGTCATTACACTCCAAACACCCATTTAATCACTCCTTTCTATATATCTTCATAATTCCTATAAAAGTAGTTTGTAGCGTATCTACTTGTATCCATCGCGTGATTATTCTTGTCAACTGGTTTTCCGCTGTTCTCGTCGCGTACATACATACCAATTTCTTGTAGCCAACTGTAATGGTCATATTGATCGTTAGGTTGTTCAACAAGCAAATAACGCCTTTCGCTTAATAGCGACTGCATCCGCTCAATTCCAACCTCTATACCTTGCGCTTTACCTGTCACATCATGAGCATTGTTGTCTGCTCCTGCTGTATCAACACCAACCTTTTCCAGTTCTTCACGTAGCCAGCGACAGGCAGGGTCAATAAAAACAGGCTCATTTACTGGTACTTCATACTCTTTCATACACCATTGAATAAATTGTTTTATCTCAATGGCATAAGTAGAGCCGGCTTTCACTTGCCCTGTGTCACGCCCGCTGTGATAGTAGGTGGCAACTTGATTGAGGTTGTAAGTGTATCCGCCTTCCGCTTCGTGTTCTGTGATTACATAGCACTCGCAAACAGTCGCATCTTGTTGACCTCCATCACCAAAAAAGACCATTTCGATTGGATGGCCTTGCATTTTTTTAATTTGATTCGCTTCAACGTCAAACGTTTCATAAATGATGCCTGCTGGTAAAACTCTTTTCCCATACCAATCACGTTGCAACAAATACGCCGAATGTTTGACCTCGTTATATATTTCTTGCTTGCGTTCGTCTGAAAGAGCCGGATTGTCTTTAGCGGTCCAATGCCTCCATTTGTAACGCCCAGACTTCTCATACTGCGAAAAGATTTCTAACACTGGATGATTGGGTGCCGGTGGATTTAATTCTGCTAAATGAAATCTATTCTTTGCTGCAAAAGTTCGTCGAAAGCATTCTTCGATAAAATCTTTATGGAGTAAATTAATTTCTAAAAATGTAACGGTTCCCAGTGACATACCAGTAATAGCGCCAACACTATTGATCTTCCCGCCGCCTTTATAGTAAATTTTCTTTGGCCCATTCGGAGAATGTATAAGAAGATGATCGCCATGTTCATCATGTTTCATTTCTGCAAGATTACCAAATATGTGCATCAATCCAAAGCCGTCACCGTCCATAAACAGTCGAAAAGCTTGTTCTTGATTGTAAGCAGTGACTAAATGATTCTGGTCTTCTGAAATAGAGTATATATAAGCCATTTTAAAGATGTCTGCTGTGGTTTTTCCTGATCGAGGAGTTCCCTCGTTGACTTCAAGAGTTACATTTTGAAAAGGGAATGTAATAGTATCCTGTTGCTTTGGCGTAAATACTAGCTCATCAATTTTACTCAAGGTCTCCGTTTCCTCCTTTGGCAACATCTAATAGTTTATTAAGCAATGTAGTATCTTTTTCAGCGCCTTTAATAAGAGCTGTGCGGGCCTGTATATTATCTGTTGATGCAATAATTTGATTAAGCTTAGCCTTGCGTTCATCATGCTCATCAGCAATCGCAATAAATTGCTTAATCAACCCACTTAGTGTAGACATCGCACGACTTTGTGCATTTAAAAAATTCGCCTGTTTGTCCCAAGCGAATTGATACTCATATTTATCAGAACCACTTTCCCCGAATCCAACTTGTGTTTGAACTCTCGTTTCATCCTCGGTGTTTTCTACCCACATAATTTTCTGTGCTCGGATAATAGCGGCGTATTGAATTTGTATCTGTCCCCAAATTAAATCAGTTGGTTCTTGTTGATCCATCATACTAATAATTTCTATTGTGTCATCCGGAAGATATTTAGAGTACAATCCATGTGTACGTGCGTTTTGATTACCTTTAGGAGCGGCGCCGCCTTTATTGTTCTTAGCATTCCCGTTCCCTTTCATTGAATAGTAACGCTCCTTTTGATTCGTAACGTTACTATTGGCGTTATCACTCCAGTTATCTTCCGATTTCCATTTCCTAATCTGTGATGGTTTACAATTTAACTTACTGGCAATTTCCACAAGTGGCATTGTCTTATCTGAATCAAGCCACATTTTCTTTGCTATGTCTCTATTTGGATTTCTTGCTCTAGCCACTCACTTCCACCACCTCACATTCTGTGTTTGTTTTGCTAATTAATTATTATCTTTAATTGCTCCTACAATGATGCTTAGAGCTTCTAAATAATCACTCTTAGCTTGTTCAAAAGTCTTACCATTTAGCATAGCTAACCGCTCTATTTTCATGTAATGAATCTGGGCTAATGCAAAACTTTGTTCTTGTTCTGAACCAGCAATATTTATTTTGAATTCCGGCTCTTTTCCTTTTACCTCAGTTATCCCCGCTTTTATAATGTCTCTCATGTAATTAACTCCTTCTTCGTTTTTTATAATATACTCGGCAAGGATTTGCACCTTGCAGGAAGTCAACAGTTTACTAGCGTAGTTTCTATTTACACACACGCCAGATGCTAGAGTCTATAACGAGTGTGCATGACTTCTTGTAGAACATTACTGATGCGGTTACCTATTTCGCCACGAGTATTTTTTATAAATGAGAAGTGGAGCGCAGACTCAATATATGATTTATTTTTGTAATCATCTTCACTTCTCATATATAGGTGGCAGGTGTGCGGCAAAAATTACTAAATTGCCATGCAAAATAAGCTACCGTCAATTTGATTCTGTATTTTTTCTTCCCCACGATGTAGATAAGATCGTACAGAACGAACGCTTATCTCCATCTCATCGCTAATTTGTGAATACGATAAATTTTTTTCATGTTTTAACAAAAATACTTTCTTTTCTTGTGTTGACATCGTGGACATTGCGTCTTCCATCCGAATTTTGTCCCATTCCGAAATCTTTGGCTCATTATCTTCAAAGTCATATGCGATACCATGCTCATATACGAACCATTGACGCATAGTTTCAATATCTGTAACACATACTTCCCTTTGAAGTCCAGAACGTCTGTGAATAGCTCTCCGTGGCGCTGGTTCATGTCCTAATTCCATCCACTCAATCGAATACTCTAAGCTGCGGATAATACTGTTTAATTTCGACATAATCGCCTTTTCCGGAACTTCTTGAATAGTTCTTTTTTGCCCCGCTGCTTGCGGAGGACGTTTTTTTGCGTCAATTTTGGTTTGCAAATTAGCTTTTACTTCGTTCACTTCCTGTAAAGCTCCTCTGTACTCATTAATTAATTCTTGCATTCTCGTCACTCTCCCCAATGATTAATAAAAAAAGGACGTCACGACAGATTTAACTGTTCATGACGTCCTTCGATTTTTTCGATCAGACTATTTGTTATTTAGTTTTATTGTTTCCTTGTTCTCGGCAGTGGTAGGTTTGCCGTGGCTCCATGCGATGGTAGTTTGTCCGAAGCCATTTTTTGGCGGTTTAATATATGTTTCTTCTCCTTTAGAGATTATATAAACGCCATCTTCTTTTTTCATAAAGTCGCCCCCGTCCAACAATTTAAAACAAATTCCCCTTTTAGTCATTCCAGAATTCTTTACTTTTGTGATAAATCCCTGTGTTAAATCTGCGATGATATTCTTCTTTGTTTCTTTGTGTGAAATTAAATATTGTCGATCTAGCTATTTTAAAATAATCCGCAATCGCGTCTCCCGGTACGCCTGCGTGTCTTATTTCAACGAATTCAGCTACTGTAATGTCGTTCCATTGTTTGTTCCCAATAAACCTTTTTATCGTTTTATTCCAAAAGTTTTTCTTCTTTTCCTCTGTGTTCCTGTTCATCAATTGATTTAGCTCACGTTGTAGCTCTTTTAGCTCGTTATGAGGTAAATCATTATTTGTAATATAACTAATAATCTCCCGCTGCCTAGCCTTGTTCTCTGTTACTTCCATTACCGCCATCTCTCACACCTCCATGAATTGTTTGCCTTTTAGTTTCAAACATTTAATTGATTGCATATACCGCATTTCGAAAAGTTTTTGCTTGATTCGAAACTCTTTTGTTAACATGCCTTTGATGTCGATTAATTCCTCATGTCCATCGCTGTATCGAACGAGAAAATCAGCTTTATATTTAATCGCTCGATACAGTTTTCCGTTTTTTCTAAACGAGTCTTGTAATGTGAATTCTGGTTGTAAATCGAAACTGGTTACTTCACCAGTCAATTTTAATAGTTTCAATTGCTGATAATACGCTGCTTCTGCTTTGCTATCGAACTTTATATTGTCAATAACTACTTTCTTCGCATTGTATTTACTTCGCGTATTCGTTCGCCTCGTTAATGACGAACGCGGTATACTTTGCCTCAATTTCTTCGTCCCCCATTTGTTCGATTTCATTAATTTTGTAGCTAGTTACCTCTGCAATCGCGTTAGCCATCTGCCTAATGCTCATTGATCTATTTCGCAACTTTTTAATTGCTTTTATCGCTGGCATTTTCGCTCCCCCTCTCATTTTTTAAAATGGCAAGTCGTCCGGATTGATATCAACCGGCGCACCTTCATTCGCAAATGAATCACCATTCTGGCTCCTATCAGCTCGATATGAGCTTGTTTTATTGTCATTTGAATAATTAGTCTCGCTCTGATTATTATTCGATGTAGAGCCTCCTGCGCCGTTTTGCTTAGACTCTAAAAATTGAACTGATTCAGCCACTATTTCCGTCACATAAACACGCTTACCATCGTTACCTTCGTAATTACGAGTTTGTACGCGTCCATCAACGCCTGCCAAGCTTCCTTTTTTTAAGAAATTAGCGACGTTTTCTGCTGGTTTACGCCAAACAACACATTGAATAAAATCAGCTTCTTGTTCTCCTTGCCCGTTTTTAAAAGGTCGATTGACAGCAAGTGTAAAAGTCGCAACTGCTACACCCGCTGGCGTATATCTTAGCTCTGGATCTTTAGTTAAACGTCCTACGAGCACGACACGATTCATCATTCACTTTTCCTCCTTCAAACTATTAAAGTCTGCCGTTCTGAGAATATCCCAGAGTATTTCCATCTCATTTACTCCATAACTAATTCAAACCGACTTTCTAACTCCCAGTTATACTTTTTAGAGCTATCAGGAATTTTTTCCCGTAAGTCAACACGCCGTAAATTATACATAGAATTTTATATGGATTGGTGCTTGTTTCATTCCTGTCATTTTTGTTCTACTCCCTGACATTTCGGACATTTTACATATTGTTCTTTTTTCAGTGAATTGGCATCGTATCTTGCGTAACCAACGAACATTTTTACAATTCCAATTCCGTGACATAACTCGCACGTGTTTATATTTGCGAGTTCTATTTTTGGATTGATTTTGAATGTTATTCTACCAACTCTAAATCTCTTACAAAGTAACAAACCGCCGAATGCGTAAAAGCTACTAATGCTGTAACTGGAATGTTCGCAACATCATATATTTCTTTAACTGTTCCGTACTCACCTTTTTTAACAAACTTTGTTTTGTATGTTGTTTTTACTTTGCTTCCTACTTGTATGTTCATTGTTTCGCCACCTCTTTTTCCACATCTCTTTTACGCAACAATCGTTCATATTTACGTCTTGCTTTCTTATCTTTGCCATGGCATTTTTCATATTTCCCGTCGTATGTGAACAGCAAATCACCATATACTCGACTGCTCTTTCTTCGGAAATAAGAATTGAGTGTCATTTTGTCTCCTCCAAATCTTCAACAGGCACTCTAAATGCCCAATAATTTATGTTCATATTTTTAATTTCTTTCTCTGTGAATTTTACTCTGAAATTTTGTGATTGCTCCTTGTTAGAAACATGTTTTTTTTCGGTTCTTTCGTCAAAATTCAGATAGTCCGTACAATCCACACTCGCCATTATCTTTTTCTAAAACAGCATATACGCCCGATTCACCAGCTATTGTTTCTTGGATAGTTACAAATTCGTGAAAGTATGCTATTTCGTTTGTTTCTTTATAACGATATGATGTTCTGATGTCTATTTCTTCTTCGTAGTACTCTTCTCTTTTTAAAAGGATTACTTCTCTCATGCTATCGTCCCTCCAATTCAAATTCAGCAAAGATATAAACTCTATCACGATTTGCCTCAGGATAATGTACTACTTGAAACTGCACGGAAACTGGTCTTTTATTATTTCTGATGATGTATTCATTCAACAATTCCAACGCTTCCTTATCATCATCCACAAAAGATTTGAAATAAGTAGAAACATCAAATGATCTCATTCTTCTTCACCCTCCACTTCACCAGCCGCTTATATAAACGTTACGTTCATTTTCGATACAGCCTACTTCTTCTATTTCCGAGTGATTCCATCCGATGGTTAGCAAAATATCTGCATTTGCTGGAAGTTCTTTTAGTTTCTCTATTAACTCGGCTACTGTCATCACGCCTCACCCTCCACTTCAAATTCAGCAATGAGTTCTACTCTTTCTCCTACTTTTAAATTCATGCTTGTTCCTCCTTGATTTTTTTAGAGTTAATATAATGCGAATATGTCGCATCTGCTTCTTTTCGCCAACCGTTCATCTCGTTTTTTGATTCCCTTCTATAATTGATTCTGTGATTTCTTATATAGTTTTTAATTAAACAATAAGGCAAATTCATTTCTGCTGAAATCTCTTTGATTGTGTACCCTTGATTTCCAAGATGACGAATCATTTTGTCATCTTTTTTAGACATGTGTTTGTTTGTCAGTCCTAACAGTACCTTTCTTGCCGCTACAGAGGCTTTTGTTCTTCTTAATCGTTCAGCTAATTGGTCATTCGACATAATAATATAATTATTTTTTAGTATCTCATCTTCTTTTTTGGTCCACGGACGCCTAATAAAAGAAACTGAAGAATCTCTTTTTCTTAACTTCGCTAGTCTGTTTATAACTGCATCTTTTGTACGTCCTAAAAATTCGGCAGCTTTGCTAATATTGTCGTCGTTTCATAAACAAAATACTCTAAATAAATATCCTCATCTTCTGTCCACACCGAGTTTTTACTGATTCCAAGTCGCACCGCTTTGTTTTTTATTGAATGATAAGAGCGATTTAAAAAATTAGCTATTATTTCAGTGTCTACGTATTCGTAATTATTCTGTAAAACTCTGATTTCCTCATCCGTCCAATTTTTTCGCATCTAATCACCTCACTAAGCAATCTGCATCAAAACAGATAACATTTTTTGATCATCTTTCTTTTGTAATTCGTCTAACACATGCGCATAAGTTTCTTGTGTGACACCTACGTCAGCATGTCCTAATCGTGCTGAAATCGTATGAATCGAAACACCTTCTGCCAACAATACACTTGCATGCGTATGCCGTAATGCGTGAAAGCTAATCTGTGTAATGCCTGTTTCATTGCATTTAACAGCTAAAAAATTGTTGATGGTTGAATTGAATTGACGTTTGTAAGTGCCGTCTCCAAATTTTTCAACGAAAATGGGTTCGTCTTCTGGAAAATCTTTTATAAGCGGTTTGAACTGTCCGACAATCTGCCAATCAATTTTAATGGTCCTTACTGACGACAATGTTTTCGTTTTAGCAAATCCCTTGTTATATTTGTAATCCCATGTTTTGTTGATAGATATAGTCTGTGCTGTCCAATCAAAATCTGCTGGAGTGATAGCTAAAGCTTCTGCATAGCGCATTCCGGTCTTAGCTACGAGCATTACGAACCATCCAAATCCAATTTGGCTCATATCGAGTGATTGTAATAACTTCGATAACTCCTCTTTCTGTAAGAATTTCCGTTTTTTCGCTCGTGTCGGTTCTGCGCCTTTGATAACCACTCGATATGTTGGGTCTTTATCTATTAATCCATCGTGAAACAAATCTTTAATGCACGCTTTCACATGATGATGAAAGTCTTTTACGGTCTGTTTCTCATGTGTTTCAGCATAAACATTAATAATTCGTTGATATTCTCGTCTGTCAAAATCTGAGATAAAAAGTTTTGGGCATAAATCTCGAAGTTGTTTTGCTGCATTATAGTATTTAGCTAGTGTTATTTTTGCAATTGCTCCCACTTTATACACTTCGACCCACTCTTCAAAGTAGTCACAAAATAGTATTTCTTTTTGCTTCTTAGTCATGTTCTCCCTCCTAAAAAAGTTTCAATTGTGATGCTTCTTCGTCCTCTATTTCTAACTCATTTAAATATCTATCAGCTACTGAAAGAGGGCTTTCTATATGTTCGATAACTGGTTCTAGCCATTTATGAATATTAAATTCCTTCTCTACTGTTTCACTGTGGATCATGATGTTGAAAGAACTAAAATTTAATAAATCGTCTTTATCGTTTTGAATGAAATACACTTGTTTCGCTTCTCTTGTTAGCGCATCACCGTGAATAACTGTTGCGTTCATTCCTCTAATTAATAAATTGAAAAGAAGGAAAGGTAACGCACGATCTGATAATTCTTCACATTGATACAAATACATAGATGGTAGATAATCAAACGGCGAATATTTTAGGCAATCTTCATACCATTTGCAAATCGTTAAACTACCCGTACCAGCGGCAACATCTAGTCTTGTTCCTCCCTGACTGTCTGTTAATCCTCTTACTAATTGCGATGCAACACTACTTAATTCAGTTGGTGTAAAATCTTGTGCATATTTCTTTTTATTCGCATGCTCTTCTTCAAAATAGACGTGAAACCAATCTTTTTCTAAATGCGTATCATGTTGTAAAAACTGTTTAAATATCTCTTCTCGTTTTTCTCTATCAAACAAAATTTTCATTAGCGCATCAGATGCTTGATATGATTCTTTTATTCCGATTAAATTATTAATTGTTTCCGTTGTTAATGTCACGCTTGCACCTCCTTCATAACTCATAAATTCTTAATCTCTTCTAGCTTTTCAATCAGTTGTTCATGTGTTAAATTTCTAAGAACATCGTTTGTTACAGATGTGCTGTATTCCAGCTCCCAATTTTTGTCATTTATAAATTGAATAACCGCAAGTTCTACGCCAGGACCCATATATTCCTTGATTACACTAGCGCCATAGCCATTTTTAAATCGATAAATAGTTTGTTCACTTTCAAACTGATTCTTTTTCTTATGTTCTAAAATGTATTCTTTATACTCATTTGCGATTGTTTTCACGCCTGCACCTCGCTCCTAGCCGCTAATTTCGCTTTAATTTCAGCGACTTTCTTTTCTAAGTCTTCGCTTGATTCTGTTGTTGAAGTTTCTTGTTTCGTTTGTTTCTGAGCCTTGTCGAACCAATCTGGCAATATTTCTTGTTTAACTGGTTTGTTGTATTTGTTGTAAGTGGGCTTGTTATATTTTTGCTCTAACTCTATCTGTCGTTGTTTTTCCGCTGCATCAACATCAGCTATTGTTTTAAATCCTCTGCTTTCCCAGTTTTTAAGAATCTTATTAACGTAAGCGTAATTTCGTTTGTTAGCTCCTTGCTCTGATGTAACTTCCAAAGCCTTCATGACAATTTCTCGATTACCTGCAAAATCATCTACCCAAGCAAGCAGTTTTTCTAGTTCAACTGGAAGCATCATTCCGAATCCGTTTTGTTCCCAAAAATCCTTGAAATTTAAATCGCTGTTGTTGTTAATATCTTTCTTTAATTCTTTAATTCTTAAGTTCTTTAATTCTTGTTTATGTCCCTTTCGTTGTACCATTTGATGTTCTTTCGTTGTATCTTCCGTTGTGTCAATCGTTGTCCCTTTCGTTGTTCTTATTTCCTCAGAAATGCCTTGAAAGTCGTTGTAATTACTGATTTCGTACGTTGTCCCTTTTTGTCTACTTTTAGTTATCGTTATCATGTCATTTTTTTTCAATAGTTCTAAGAACTTTCGAACCTGTTTTCTGTCCGCATTCCATCGATTTGAAAGCCATAATTCAGATGTATGTTTTTGTCCTCTTTTTATCGTTATTAACTCTCCGTTTATCAAAATATCCCTATCTTGGTGATTGGCTAAAAGGAGCAAATCCAACCACCATTTTAAATATTTTTCATTCTCCCAAATCCAATGTTCTTGTAGAGAACGATAAATTTTTATCCAACCACTAGACATGCTCCTTTTCTCCTTTCATTTAGATCATTGACCCTTGAACCTCCGAACCAGCTTCTAACGTGTCAGACGGAGTTATGGGCGCATCTATGATATCTGGTATTGATTCATCTTCTGTAACGTCTTTTCGTTCTCTAGGCTCTGCTTCGTCCTCTGTAACCGCTGTTTGCATATCAATGGATAAAATCCCCCACTTGCTTAACATGTTTCTAAGAACAGTTTTTTTAGCCATTGCATCGTAGTCTTTTTTCCATCCAAAATCCGATTTACTAAATTTCTGTTTATGCGCTTCTATTTCTTTACGAGTCCAATAGACCGTTTTTTCAAAGCCATTAATTAACTGGAAATAGCCACAGTAGCCAACAACTTTTTCACTTGTATTGTTGTCTAAATCTAGTTCGATTTCTTCAGTAAGTCGGTTCCATTTCAGTAGCTCACCTTCGCGCACTTCGATAACATTAATGCTTTTATATTGTCCTGTGCGTAGTGCTAACTGGATGTATCCTTTATAACCAAGCTGAAACTGTGCTCTGCCTTTGTAAGGAACAATCCACGCATAACCTAAATTTTTGTCGATAGGTAAATCTAGTGTTGCAGCAACCATGGCGGAAGTAACAACTGTCATCGGGTCAGTTTTTTGTAAATAGTCGTCGCCATTATAAAGATTTAAAAGGGAAGTTAAAAATTGAGGCGCTTTTTTATCTAGTACCTTTTCGAATTTCTTGCGCATTGTCGGTGCTTCTAGCAAACCTTTTAAGTCTAATGATTGTGCGCTTGCTACTTGCCCTCCATTTTGTTTATTTGCTAATTGATTTTTTAATTCATCGTTAGTTGCCATTATTTATTCTCCTTCACTGCAAATTTTCTATAACTAGTTTCTTTACGTAATTTTTTGTAAATGTCTGGATGTTCTTCTTTTAAACGTTTAGTGTCTACTCTTGAAGTAATAACAGGCTTCCAAGTAATCGTAAATTCGTCTGCGATGGCTGTTTCAGCTTCTTTTAAATCATTCTTGATATTATTATCAATTTCTTTCTTTCGTGTCTCTAAAAGCTTTATATCGCGTTCTAAATTTGCTCTTTCAGCCAAAAATTCGTTGTATTTTTTTGATAAAATAACTTGTTTAGCTTCTGACTTAGCAAAACGATCTTTTAAATATTTTTCTGCGGCACTTGAACCGTCTAGCGCCGGCGCTACATGTCCTTTTACGTTCGTTTCCCAAAAATCTAACTCAAAAGCAATTATTTGATTGATTAACTCGTCATCGCGTTCAATTTCTTTCCAAATAAATTTATTTCCTCCAATTAGAACAGCTACATAGGCTTTGCTTTTACCTGTGACCGCTAAATAGTGTTGTATTTGCACTAGATAAGTCGCTGGTACTTCGTCAGCTTCCCATTCCTTTGCTAAGTATGCTGATGCTGTTTTACATTCCAAAATAGCGTCTTCACCAACCACAAACCTATCAACGTTTGCCAACATAAAATCATGCTCTGGATGTTGATACATCATGTTGCTACGTCTTACTTTCTTGCCAGTTCGCTTTTCGAATTCTTTTGCGACAACTTCTTCCATTTGATTGCCCCAGTATGCGGCTTCTCCCGCTGATTCATCTGGTAAAACTTGGTCTGTCTTATCTAGCCACAGCTCAAATGCTGTTTTGTACTGATTTAACCCCATGATGATTCCCGCATCGCTTCCGCCAATGCCTAGGCGCCGAGTCAGCAACCATTGCGTTCTATCCATGTCTTTCACGCTTGCTAAAATGTTCATTGTCTTTTCTTTTGCAATAGCCATATATGTTACCTCCATTGATTTTTTAATGGACCTGAGGTATAATTTTGTTAAGGTAATATCTCAAATCTCGGACCTGCGCTGCTACGCGGGTCTTTTTTAATGCCTAAAACCATCGTCCCAAAGATCATCAACCACAAGTGGATTCTCAACCATGTTTATCACTTCCTCTCAGCCAAAAACCTGCGATTACAGACATAAACGACACGAAAATCATTACCATAAATACATCCATTATCTTGTGACCTCCTCATAACCCTTTAGTTTTAACTCTTCGATATAGTCCGTCATTTTCTCGCATCCTGTTTCAATTAAAGCTATCTTCTGTCTGAAAGCCGGATTAGCTATCATTTTCGTTCTGTCGTCTATGAAAATCTCGCTATTCCCGAAAATCGTTTGCTTACGAAAAATTCGCTCTGCCATTGTTGTAGCCTCCTAAATTAAAATTAGAATTAAAATCAAATTACATAAGTTTATTAACGCTAATGCCGCCGCTACTATTACTAAGATGCTGAACAAAAGTTGGTTCTTCATATTGCGCGCCTCGGGATAATAATTTCGCGTAAATGTCCATTTACAAACTCTTTAGTGACTTCATATTTTTTATTAAATGCTTCAGCTCTTTTTTTGCGCTCAGATTCATCAATCTTTTTAAATCGCTCTTTTACAATATTGTTTATTTCTGTGAAATTAATATCCTTCGACTCGTAGCCTTCATAACTAGCCGATACTAAAACTTCGCTCATTTCCCGCAACTCCTTACCAGTCCAGATTTTTGATAATATTGATCACGTTTGTTTAAAACTTGTTGTAAATCTATGTTGAAAGTTCTTGCAATACTTGCGTTCAGAGTTAAAGCAGATGCAACTACATCTGTTATTTCTGAAATAGCTTGTTTAGCTGCTTCTCGTTGTATCATGTCGCCTTTTCTTAAATTGAACGTCATCGTCTCTAAGCCATTTTTCAGCGTGTTTATCGCTTCTTCAACTTCTAGTTCAAAGCGGTTGGTTAAAGAAGCGTGGTGGTTGTCTAAGCCGTCAAATAAAGGTGGTATCATTCCATTTGAAAATTCATGTGCGAATAAATATGTGCTTTCAGGTTCGTTGTAGCTATCAATTAAATGTTCTGCTTGTTCAAGTGAAACTGTACGCTTTCCTTTTAACTGATTACTTATTAATGCTGGCGTTACATAACTATCAATCGCTAGCTCTTTTTGCGTGCGAGTTTCTGCTAAAACTTGCATCGCGGTTGGTGCTGATATTGATTTTTGAAACATAATATCTCAATCCTTTTTTGTTATTTTTTTAGCGACAAATTAACAACTTATCGTTATATACTATTGTTAGTCGCTCCCCGTGACTAAGTTGTCTGTTTGAGCGTCGTTGTGGTAGGCGGCGCTCAATTTGCTACTAATGATTGTTCTAAAAACTTATTTACAAAGTACAGTTGACCTTTACCAGTCACTTTTGCTGTGATCGCTGTATGTGCCCCACTTGATCTCATAATTGCAGTTTCTTTAATCTTGAAAAGTCCAAGCTCCATGCTTTTCTGCGTCGGACGATTGTAGTCCGTTCCTCTTCTTGAAATGAGATAGCCGTTCTGGCGTAACCATTCAAACAAGCGCTTTTCCCCAATGTCTACACCGTTTTGTTGGATCAACTTAGCAAGATCACGGATTAAAATGGTTCCCTCTGTATCGCTTACAGCGTCTGCAAATAATACTTTCGGGCGTTGCGCTTCTATTTTTTGCTCAGCCTCTAATCGCTTGGACTTTTCTTCTTTAAGGTTCGTTGCCAGTCTGATTAAAAAGTCTGGATCAGTAATTGCCTTCTCGATTGTGTCATCTGTCATGTATGCGCCGTGTTTACGAATGGACGGTAAGACTTCATCCATTAACCAATTTTCAAATTTTTCTGCACTTGGTAAATCTGATCTTAGAACTAATCTATAAACATCAGATTCGCTTAATACCAGTGTTCTTCGTGGTCTACCTAACGAATCGTTCACCAATGATTCAGCAGGTTTTTTACAATGATCCCTCATAGCTTTTTGAGGATTGGAGTAACCTAATATTGATGCAACATCAATGCCTACAAAGAACGGTTCTTCATCAAGAATTACAGTTCTTACTTTGCTTCCTTCAAAATTGAAGAGTTTTAAATTTGTCATTTTGTTCTCCTTTCTGTTCGCCCTTTCACAGTGATATAGTTTTTGTGAAGGGAGGTGGAATATATGAAAAATCGTATGAATATAATGTTTAAAGGCGTCTCTGACGACCAGCCTATGGCTCTAATGGGTGTTGAAAGTATTACTTCTTTCCCGGATAACAAAAGTTTTGATTTAAATGATTTTTACTTAGAAGCTGATAAGACCTACAAAATCACTTATACGGGTTCAAGTGAGTTGAGAAATGACTCATCAAAAGTTTTTCTGATGAAGTCAAATGATGTCCTGTATATCAAGTTTGCTATTTAATAACTGCTTTTAATGATTCCGCTAATGCCAATACCATGGCGGAATCCCCTTTATGAAGAGCGTCTTTAAAATTTGATTCAAAATTTTCTAAAACCACTAATTTACATTCAAGGCGTTTTTGTTTGATTTTTTCCATCGTGTCAAAGTATTCCATTATTGAGTTCCTCCTCGTGTATGTTGAGATTTCTGATACTCTTTCGAATAATCTTTTAAAAATGCTTCTACTTCTAATCCTTCAACCTCAATTAAATCTGGATCGCATTCAATCACTAGTTTTGGCTTTCGGTCCGCTGTCATATCTAAATTGATTGATCGCACCCCACGCCCTAGCTTCCAATCTCCTAGCTGAATGGCATTATATGCAGACCCATCTTCTCTTTGACTAGTTTTGATTGACAAAGTTAACTCTTCGTTACTCATGTTCTAGCCTCCTATTTTCTTTTGCCCAAATCGCCGTTAGTTTTTTCCGATAATCTATTAACTAATGAATTAATTTCTGAATAAAGTTCCGGCAAAATACTTAAATCACTATAATTTTCTCCAGTTATACTCAATTCAATGGTAAGTACAGACTCTTTTCTATTTCTCTTGGTTAGGAAAGAGTTTGTAAATGCAATTTTCTTCATTTTCTAGCCTCCTATTTTCGCAAAATCTTTCGTTTCCGTTTTAGCAACGTTTTTGGTAAAAAAATTCGATATATTGCATTTTAGTATCTTTGCCAAAAGAGGCAACATTTCTGCTTTAATTTTATACTCTCCTGTTTCATATTTTAAATATGTGGATGCATTCTTAAATCCTAACTTTATAGCCATATCTTTTTGAGAAAATCCAAGAGATTCTCTTTTTTCTCTGATATATTTTAAATCAATTTCAACTTGCATAAAATCACCTCCGTTTCTGTTTCAGCAATCTTTATAAACTTAGTATACGTTGCTAAAATAGAAATGTCAAGTTCTATTTTAGCAATTTTTGTATTTCTGTTTTAGCAATGTGTTATCTTAATATTATTAAAAGTAAAAGGTGGTAAATATGAAAGTCAATGAAATGATTATCAATCTTAGGGAAAAGAGAAATATCTCTCAACGCGAATTGGCTAATCGTATCGGGATTAATAAAAGCGTAATGAACAGAATAGAATCTGGCGAAAGAGATATTAGAGCTCACGAGCTAGAAGCAATTGCTAACTATTTCGATGTTTCTGCAGATTACTTATTAGGACGTTCAAAACAAAACGATATTGCTGATACAATCGCGGCTCATATAGATCCCAACGCAACAGAAGAGGAAATGGAGGAAATTCTCGCTTATATAGAAGAAAAAAGAAAAGAATATGCTAATGAAGAGGAAATAGATATCACGGACATCGCTGCAAAGAAAGATGCTGACGTGGCAAAGTTTGTAGAAGAGAATCCGGACTTCAAAGCAGTTGCTGCACGTGTCATGGATGACGAAGAGGCTGTTAAAGCGGTCAAAACATTTATTGAATATTATGAGCAACAAAAAAAGAAGTAATGTGTAATTTATTTACTACTAAACCTCTTGACTTGTAACTTAATTACTTGTTATTGAAGTTAATTATTAACATTGTGTGAAAACGTGATATATTCCACGAAAATTATGTATAATATAGGTGCAACGTTGCAATAAAAAACAACGGGGTATAAATACATGAAAAAACTAGATGAACTGAACATGCAACATGATGTAGTGATACTAGAACACGAATTTACTTCTTGTTCATTCACTTTTAGAAAAGAAATTTTCATAGTTATTGATAGTAGATTAAGTCAAAGCGATAAATTGGAAGACGTCGCAAGACTTTTGAATAAAATATAACTATGTAACCAGTTTGCGGCCGCAGATTGGTACATATAAAAAGGGAGATGGAATAATGTATTGTCCGAATTGCGGTCATGCATTAGATAACAGGGAAACTGAATGTCCTGGCTGTTTAGCTCCAATAACTTATCAAACAAGCAACAACGAAAAAGCGCAAAAAGTCGGCGCTTTTATGGAAGAATCTGGTAAATTAATGTCAGGATGTGGTTGTTTAATGACATTGTTGATAACTATTCCTGTCATAGTAATTTTAATAATTATGTTTTTATAAAAAGGAGATAACGGGATGAGTAAGTATAGTTACTTGTTAAAAAAATGGTGGTTTTGGGCTCTTGCTATATTATTTTTAGTTATTTTATTTTACAGCTTTTGGGTAATAATATACTTGGTGGCACTAGCTTCCTTAATATTCGGGATAGTAAAAGTTGTTAAAAATGAAAACAGACGAAAATACACAATAATATTGACTATATCCGCTATATTTCTAATCACCTTTTCACTAATAAGAGTTGTACAGATGTATAACTATGTTATTAATAATCCAGAAGAAACTACAGCAAATGAGCAAAAAAAGAATACTGTCCAAGATGAGCAAACGGAAAAACCCGCTCAAGAAGACGCTGCCGAGGACGAGCAAGCAGAAGAACCTGCTCAAGATGATGTATCTACACCCTCTAAAATTACATCAGATAGTATAGAGTTATTTAATGAGTCAATTGATCGCTTGATTTCTGATTCGAGCGGGGTACTAATAAAAGTGGTTCCATTTGAAAATGAATATGATATGTTAATTGCGTACGTATCTCAAGATTTAAAATATCAAGATGAAGCAACTAAACAAAAAAATGTTGATTATTTAGGAAGCGAAATACAGCAACGTGCTCTAGGTACGCTCTTTGGTGGAGATAACAATCTAAGACCAATGGTTGAGTTCAGATATAAAGATGAGACAAAGATGGCTGGAAGTAGTGCTTTTGATAAAACTAATATGAAGCTCAAAGGAAAATAAAATATAAAGGGAGAATGAAAATGAAAAAAGGGATTGTTTTAGGATTAATTTTATTACTTAGTTTTGTTTTGTATGGATGCGGAGAACCTGAACTAGATATTAGCAAGGATCCCGGAAAAGGATATTATCTACAATACAAAGGAACCACTTCTGATGAGGCAAAGATAACTTTAAAAGATGAAAGCGGAGAAACAAAAAAACTTGATGTAGAGAAAAATAGTTTTACTGCTCTAGTGCCTAGACTAACTTCTAAGGCAATCTACACTGTAATAGCTAAAGATAAAGATAAAGAGACAGAAACTAAGTTAGTAGTTCCTAAACAAAAAAAACTTGTTTCTTATGAAGATTTAAAAGGACAGTTTAATTATATTTATGAAACTGAAGACAAGTTATCTATTTCTCTTCCTGATTCTATAAACAGTAATGAAGAAATAACACCGGGATTTAAAATTATGTCTGATGGTAATAACGTAATGTCAATTTTATTAACATACAGTTCTGAGGATAATATTGGTATCACTGATTATAACGATTTTACCTATTCAATTGCTGCTATTATGATGTCGTTAGATTCGGAAAATAGTTTAGATAAAGTTCTTGATGCTTTAAATAACAGTATGGATAATCAAAAGGAAAATAAAGTCACAGTTAATGATATTACTTATCAATTTTCTACAATTAACGCTGGAACAACAAATATAACAACTTTAGAGATTTTCCCAAACTAAAGAGAGCCTCCGGGCTTTTCTTTTTTACCGAAAAAAAGAACGTATGTGCGAAAGGAGAATGAGAATGAAAGCGGCTATCTATATAAGAGTATCTACACAAGAACAAGTAGAAAATTATTCAATACAAGCACAGACTGAAAAGCTAACGGCTTTATGTCGTTCTAAAGATTGGGATGTGTACGATACGTTTATTGACGGTGGATATAGCGGTTCAAACATGAATCGTCCGGCGCTAAATGAAATGCTAAGTAAATTACATGAAATAGATGCAGTAGTCGTTTATCGACTAGACAGACTCTCCCGCTCGCAAAAAGATACTATTACACTAATTGAAGAGTATTTCTTAAAAAATAATGTAGAGTTTGTTAGCTTATCGGAAACGTTAGATACTTCAAGCCCGTTCGGTCGTGCAATGATTGGTATATTATCAGTATTCGCACAGCTAGAGCGCGAAACAATCCGAGATCGAATGGTAATGGGTAAAATTAAGCGTATTGAAGCAGGTCTTCCGTTAACGACTGCGAAAGGTAGAACATTCGGCTATGATGTTATAGATACAAAATTATACATTAATGAAGAAGAAGCAAAACAGCTACGATTGATTTATGATATTTTCGAAGAAGAACAAAGTATTACTTTTTTACAGAAAAGACTAAAAAAATTAGGCTTTAAAGTTAGAACATATAATCGCTATAACAACTGGCTAACTAATGATTTGTATTGTGGTTATGTTTCATATAAAGATAAAGTTCATGTAAAAGGTATTCACGAGCCTATTATCAGTGAAGAGCAATTCTATAGAGTTCAAGAAATATTTTCTCGCATGGGTAAAAATCCAAATATGAATAAAGAATCAGCTTCATTGTTAAATAATTTGGTAGTATGCAGTAAATGCGGGTTGGGCTTTGTCCATCGGAGAAAGGACACTGTATCTCGCGGAAAGAAATATCATTATAGGTATTATAGTTGCAAGACCTATAAACATACTCATGAACTCGAAAAATGCGGAAACAAAATTTGGAGAGCCGACAAACTCGAAGAATTAATCATTGATCGCGTAAATAATTATAGTTTCGCTTCTAGGAATATAGATAAAGAAGACGAATTAGATAGTTTAAACGAAAAACTTAAAATAGAACATGCAAAAAAGAAGCGGCTGTTTGATTTATATATAAATGGGTCGTATGAAGTTTCAGAACTTGATTCTATGATGAACGATATTGATGCGCAAATTAATTACTATGAAGCTCAAATAGAAGCAAACGAGGAATTGAAGAAGAATAAAAAGATACAAGAAAATTTAGCAGATTTAGCAACAGTTGATTTTAACTCTTTAGAGTTCAGAGAAAAGCAACTTTATTTAAAATCACTAATTAATAAAATTTATATCGACGGTGAACAAGTTACTATTGAATGGCTCTAG